CGTTCGCCAGCTTAGCCGCGCCCTGATTGGTCAGCAGGGCAAAATATTTTGTCGTCATGCGCTCACTTCCGTCAGGTCAATAAGATGCACCGCCACGCCGGAATAACCCGGCCCGCCGACGCTGATTAATTCAGGGGTATAGGGATAAACGGTCAGCTCGTCGCCGCTGTAGCTGGCAACGGCAACCGGCAGCGCACCGTTCGCGTCAAGATTGATAGACAGGCCGATGAGGTGTCGGCTGCAGGGCTTCGCGTCGGCTATCAGGCGCTCCAGCTCGTTATACATTTCCTCCGTAATGCCGGTATCGAGTACGCCCACATCCAGCCGGAACGTGCCAGGCGCTTCGCCGGTTTTCCACCACTCAACTATTTTGATGAGATAGCCCAGCGGCTCAACGACGCGGCGAATAGCACCTATCGTGCCTTTGTGACGATGCACATACTGCGAGGCGGCAACAACGGCGCGCTTTGTCGATTCAGGCCAGTCTGAATCCCAGCGGTCAACCGACCACGCCCACGCCAGATAGGGCAGAAGCACCACCGGGCATGTGTAGGGATTCCATAACTGGCGCAGCGGCACGCTCATCGCGCCGGGGCTTGCCAGCGCTTCGGCAGCAGCAACCTCAAGCGCTGACGAGCCGGTCGGCAGCAGACGATCACTCATCAGAGCCTCCCACGGTCAGCGTGTAGCCCGTGCAGTAAGCGGCCTGCGTCTTGTCGAGCACCACGTCAGCCGACGGTTTAATCAGATTCACGCGCTGCACGCCCTCAACGTGCATGGCGGCATACAGCGCAGACAGGCGAATATCCCGGCCGAGACGTTTCTGCGCGCTGACAAAGGCGGCGAGCTTTGCCTCAGAGGCGGCGCGGATTGGCTCCGCTTCCGGCCCCGGATAGAGGTACAGCTCGGCCACAATTTCATAATTCACAATCTTTGCTGACTGCACGCTCACCCGGTCGGCAACCGGGCGCACGTCCTCGTCATTGAGCGCAGCGTTAACCACGGCCAGCAAATCGTCGCCCGCCACGCCATTACCTTCACGCGCAAGCACTGTCACTGTGACCACTGCAGGCGACGGGCTAATGGCTGATGCATCGGCTACGCGGCCGTCGGCACTTCTGGCGTGGTATTCATATGCACCGGTCGGCCCGGCCACGCTCAGCCCCTCAAAAGCCGAGGCGATGCGCATCCGGAAATCATCGTGACTTTCCATCACGGCGGCGGTCGGCGGCATGGTTGTATCGTCGGCCGGGGTAATGGTCAGGCGGGTTACGCCATTGTTAGCGCCGAGCTGATCAAGGTCGCCATCCAGTGCATACGCCACCATAACGCCCTTTGCCGCCTCGTTAATGCGCTGGCGCAGTATCAGCTCGCGGTAAGCGTTTTCCTGCAGCAGCTTGACGATGGGTTCTGACTCAAGCGTCAGCGTGCGGGCGACGGCCTCCTGCTGGTCAGCAGGGTAAAGGGAAATCAGCGTCGCCTTTCGCTCGGCCAGCAGGGTTTCATAGTCCAGCGGCTCCACCACGTCAGGGGCGGGCAACTGGCTCAGGTCGATAGTTGCCATAGTCTCAGCTCACAGGAACGGTTAAGGAAAAAGGCTGCGCCTTGTCGGTGCGGTTGCCGGACAGCTCAACCACCATTGCGCCATTGATATCCGATTCAAAGCTGATGGCGGTCAGCTTTACGCGCGGCTCCCATTTCAGGATCGCCATATAACAGGCCGACATAATCTGCAGGCGCAGCGCCTCGTTTTGCGGCTGATCAATCAGCGCAGATAAAAGCGAACCATACTGGCGACGCATCACCCTGGTGCCGAGCGGGGTCAGCAGAATGTCCCGCACTGACTGCCGGATGTGATCGAGGTCGGTCAGCGTGCCGCCGTTTTCCCTGTTCATGCCGATATATTTTGCGGTTGTCATACTGGCGCTCCCGTCTTACCGCCGCTGTCGCCCGGATGGATATGCGAATGCAGTACTTTGCCGTTTGAGGAAAGACTGCCGTCAGTATGTGTAACGTCGCCTTTCATCGTGCCGCCCTGGGTGACTTCCAGCTGCGCAGTTTTGAGCAGCGTTGTGCATTCAACTTCTGGCGAGTCGAACAGGATTTTTACCGCCGCTTTAATGGTTGCGGTCTGTATGCCGGTTGCAGTCAGCGCGCCGTTTTCCGGCTCGTACTCGATCACCGCGCCGTCAGGAAATGACCAGTGCAGCGCATCGGCCGAGGCTGACGGAGCCGGGTTGTCATCGGAGAAAATACCCGGCAGCACAAAGCCGGTATCAAGTTCGCCGCCGAGGCACAGAATAAGCACCTGCTCACCCACTGACGGCGCATTCCAGGAGCGGGTTTTACCCGCGCGGGCGCTCAGCCAGTGCAGCCAGTTGGTTGTGTTTTTTCCCGTATCAACACGGCACAGCCCGCTGTCAAGGTTGACGGCCGACACAGTTCCGATACGGATCAGATTGCGCAATAGACGCTGCATTTCTGCTAGTTGTTCGTTCATAATGTTCATGATGAACAAAAAACCTTTTCATTTGAAAGCAAGCGTGTCCGATGGTCAGTAGCCAAACAATAAACAAATCAAAAAGAGTTTAAATATCATGAGAAAATTTTTTGAAGAAGATGAAACACAAAGAGTCTTGAAGCAGTGCCGTAAGCTTGTTGCAAGGGAATCAGCGGATACTGAGTTTGATAAGACTAGAAATTTATACATAACCCAAATGATTGATCTAATGACTCAGTATCCTGAGCATTGGGATAAAACCACACAATTAAATATAACTTACTTTAGTGATGTATTCATTAATGACATGAATAGGATAGATTTTAATAAGCAATATCTAGATGTAATATTCTCAGATTTGTTTAGGTTTTTAATTGAAAGCTATATTAGCAGTCCCGGCGAGATGAGCATGGAGTCGAAAGCCATAAGGAAATTTGCTACAAACCAAGTGTCATATTTTGTAGAGGATGCATCTATTCAAATAAATTACGCCCTCCAAGATATGTCCATTACTATGTTTAAGAGCCTTTATAATGAAGAAGGCTTACAGGCTATCAGGAGCTTCTCTTCCGTTAAAGAACAAGCCAAGGCTCTGAAAGTTGTATGGGATAATGAAATTAAATCTAAGGAAGAAAGGGTAAACTCTTTGAAGGAGGAACTTACCCATCAATTAGACTCGTATAACTTTGTTGGCTTACATGCAGGCTTTGCTAAGCTTGGTCGCATGAAAGCAGGCGAGCTATTTTGGTCAAGACTTATAATGCTAATTATCGGTGGGCTTACTCCGATATCAATTGCTACACAGGCCTATTTATATCACCATTTTAATGTGGCATTCCAAACGCCAATGGATCTGATTAAAATCATTCCCGGAGCAAGTGCAACGTTGTTGTTACTGTATTATTTTAGGGTATCCCTGAATAATTACTCATCCGTTCGAGCTCAGATTATGCAAATTGAGCTTAGGAAGAGTTTGTGCAGGTTCATTCAAAGATATTCTGAATATTCCGCGGGAATCAATACTAAAAACCCTCAGCTTTTGGCAAAATTCGAAGAGGTTATATTTTCAAACATAATGACTTCAGAAGATAAAATACCTTCAACATTTGACGGTATTGAGCAGGTAGCAGCACTAATCTCATCTTTGAAATCCAAATGATACTTACGTGAAATTTACTGCAAATGGTTCAATACAATAGCTTGAACCATTTCAAAATCCTCTTTACGAATGCCGAGCAAAGGTCGTGCCTCATATTGCACTTCTTTCCCTTTAAGTGACGGCCGGTCGCGCAGCCCGTAATGATGCACGCGGGCCATGCGCTGCACGTTGCCCGCAAACTCGATCACGGCTTCATTCGGGCTGGCCTGCGTTTTCATGTATTTAGCCGTGCGCAGTTTTGCAAACATCTCGCGCTTTATCCGGCCCTTTTTGCTGCGTACCGGCTGCGTTTTTCGGGCTTTAAACGGTGTGCCGTCTGGTGCCTGCTGGCGTTTGATATTCTGCTGCTGACTCGCGCGCAGCTTCTTCGCGATACTGCGCGCCATCTCTTTACGCGCCGGGGCTGACAGGCTGCTGATAAGTGCCTCCAGCCGGTCATTTACCAGCTGCAGTTCGCTCATGCCTGCAACTCGCTGACCAGCTCGCCCTTAACGTAAAGCTGCATCGGCCGCGCGTCATTCTCCGGCAGCGGGTTCTCGCCGACGTGGGTCACGTGCAGCCCGTCGTCGGCCTGCTTCACGATCACGCGCTCGCTCAGCTGCAGCTCTATGCTGATATCGCTGGCCGTGTCGCTGATCACATCCGCCTGGAAGGTAAAGCCCGTCCGGCGCTTTTCCTCGCTTGCCATAATGTCGGGTTCATTTGTGCGCAGCCATGCCAGCAGCGGCACGATCAGCAGATCGATATTACCGGCGTAGTCGGTAATGACCATGTTAAGCCGGTACTGGTATTCAAACGACAGCGAGCTGGCAAGCGTCGAGACGATGCGCCCGCTGTCGATAAACACGTTCAGCGCGTCAGGGTTTCGCTGCAGCTCCGGCACGCTGTCGGTCAGCGCCTGGCGCAGTTGTTGCGGTTTCAGCATCGTGTTGTTCCTGGCAGTCTTTGATGATTTCGACCTGCAGCCCGCAGGCGGCGAGTGCGGCCTCCAGCTGGCGATTATCTGCCGCCAGATCGCCCGCCGTTTTAAGGCTGTTTCCCGGCACCGGGCAGCTTGTCACGCGAGGACACCCAATCCAGATAATCTCTGGCGCTGCTGAAGGCCGGGCGGGCGTGCAGCCGGATAACATCGTCAGGCAGAGCAGCAGCAGACCAGTCACGCAGTATCGGATTTGCATCGGTTTCTCTCTGTATGGTCATTTCACGGTTAAGCGCGGCCGTGCTGGCGCGCCCCTGCAACAGCCGCAGCTCGGCCTCACGCTTCTGGCTGGCCCTCGCATCGGCATCCAGCCGGGCTATCGCTTTGTCGCGGCTCTCGATACCGGCCGACAGCGTGCCGATAATGCGCTGCGCGCTGGTCAGGTCGTCTTTTGCGAGCTTCCACTGCCAGCCGGTAACGCCCAGCGCCAGCAGCGCGACGGCCAGAAGCAGCGCTATCAGGCGCGTCATAACACACCCCGCAGGCAGTAGGCTGTCTCATTCGCGCGGCGGTTTTCCAGCCCGCGATTTTTCACGCCCTTAACGAATACCCAGCGCCGCAGCTCGTTACAGGCATCGAGCCAGTGCTGCAGCCTGATGTAACGGGCAAAGGTCGAGCTGCAGGCTGCGCGCACGCCGACGTTAAAGGCAAATGACACGGCCGTGTCATAGACCGGCTGTGGCATGTCGCTGCGCATACAGGCATCGATCCCGCGCTCGACGCGCATCACGTCATACACCAGATTGACCGCCGCCTGCCGCTCGCTGATCTGGCTTTGCGGCGTCACGCCCTCAGTGTGACCAATGCCGTTCGTCCAGACTCCGGCGCTGCACTGATAGGGCGAGGTGCGGCACCCCTCGGCGTTGGCGATGAGCGCCAGTCCGGCCTCGGACGTTTTCAGGGTTTTGAACTGTGGCAGCAGCGCGGCAATCGCCAGCACGGCCACCACGGCGCAGCGTTTAACGGTCTGGCCCAAGGCTCACCCCCCGCAGGCGCTGCAGCTCGTAGGTTTTACGGCGGTAATGCCAGTTGATAAAGAAGGTCGCCACGTTAGTGATAAGCGTGATAACGGCCACGCCGGAACCGACCATAAAGGCGATATCCTGTGGCGTATGACGGCCGAACCACATCAGGATGAGGCCAATCAGGTAGTTGATCACAGAGCTGATTTTTTCCATTTTTAGTCCCACAGGTTGACGGTTTCACCTGCTGAAGAGTCAGGCAGATCGGGCAGCGTTACCTCACAGCCGTGCGGCAGCACCGGCCCGCTTTCGGCGAGGCCCGGATTAGCCGCGTAAACCAGCTCGACGGCCTGCCCGGTTCGCCCGTAATAGCGCTGGCAGATTTCGTCAACGGTATCGCCCTGCTGTGCGTAAATGTTCATCAGAGCAGATCCACAATGCAGCCGGGCTTACCGGCGATGCGGCTGATACTGAATCGCGCGTCGCGCCAGTACTCGTCGGCGCTGGCCTCAATTTCGCCCGCTTTTTTCGTGCCGCTGGCGTCATAGCCACGATAGCGCTCAACGATGGTGGCGGCGGTCAGCGCGCTGACGGCGGCAAGGTAGGCCGTAACCTTTTCGCTCTCGCCGTCGAGCGCCTCTGCAGGCACGTCGGCCAGCACCTTAAAGCCCGCCGCAATCTGCGCGGCGCGCCAGTCGTACAGCTCGGCGTTCACTTCTGAAATCGCCGTCTTCACGGCAAGGCGCAGACGCTGCGCCGTGACCGTTCCCTCATAGCGCAGCGAATCGCGCAGCTGCTGCAGGTCAACGTCAGGCCAGAAAAACGTATTCTTTACCGGCGGCTCGGCAGCGTCTGCCGGTCGCGGGGCGGGGATA